GACACAACACCAACAACCTGCCGTATCACAGCCACAACAGCCTGAATAACCGGCATCAACGTAGGCAGCAACATGGCCGCAACCTGCGTCACCATACCAATAATCTGCGTGATCACAGGAACCAGCCGAGCAACCAACATACTAATCACAGGCATCAACTGGGCAGCCAACCCGGCAACCAAACCAATAATCTGGCCGAACACTGGCGCCAACTGTGCCACCAGCCCCGCAACCAAACCCAACAGCGGCTGCACAGCGGCCATAATCTGCCCCAAAGCCTGGCCAACAACACCAACCAGCTGCATAACAGCGGCACGGAACTGGGCGTTCGTGGCAAACATGGCCGCAAACAAGCCGATCACAATACCGACAGGGCCACCCAGGGCGCGAAACACGCCGCCAAGCCCCCCGGCGGCACCCTTCAAAGCACCAAACGACGGCAACAGATTCTTCAACGACACAGCCAACGGGGCAAACCCTGCAACAAGCTTCCCCACACCGGCAGCAACAATACCGAACACTGCGGTGCCGCCAGCAAACATGGCACCCAAATTCACTTTAGGGACCGGCAAATGCATTCTCGCAAAAATGCCCTTCAACTGCTCAACCTTGGCGCGCATCTGTGCATTCATTCGAGTGATCATGCCCGGCATACGGTTAATCCACGCCAAAATAGACGGCATCATACGCTGAATACCAGCATCGACGGCAGCAAACATCGGCTTCACAGAATCCGTGATAGACTTGATAACCGGATTCAACGCAACAAAAATCTGTCGCAACCCGTTAAGAAACGGCGCCATAGCCGTAGCACCCAAATAGCCCAAAGCGCCCTTAACATTCTTCATAGCGCCCTCAAACGTCTTACCAGACGCCTGAGCAGCACCACCCATGCCAAGCTTCATCGCCGCCGCAAACGTGTTAAAATCAATCTGCCCCTTCGACACCATCTGCGACACCTCAGCCGAGGTTTTACCCGTCTGCCTGGCAAGCAAAGACAGTACAGGGACACCCGCCATCGTAAGCTGCAACATGTCATCGCCCTGCAACTTACCGCGGGCCATAACCGACGTAAAAATAGCGCCCGTATCCTGAAACGACTTACCCGAAATATAAGACACATCGGCGACAGTCTTCAACACATCCGTCATCTGCCCGCCAGACTTCACACCCGAAGCAGACAACGCCGCAGCCGTAGAAGCCGCATCACCCAACGCATACGACGTACCAGTCACAGCCTCAATAGCCGAATTCATAATCGACGACGTGTCAGAAGACGTATGACCCAAACCAGTCAGTTTAGCCTGAGCCTCATCAATAGCCATCGCCCTAGCAATACCGCCACCAATAGTCACATCATAAATAGACTTGAGGCCCTTCTTAGCAACATTGATGGCACCCACCATTGCGGCGCCACCCAAAGCCAACTTCATGCCCTTAGCAAAAAGACTACCTGAACGCTGACCCTCAGCAGGCATAACACCCGACAACTGTTTACCAACATCCGATTTCAAACCAGGCATCTTCGTATACAAAGACACATATGCGGAAGCAATCTCACCAGACATACACTATTCACCCCATAATATTAATCTCGCGAGACACCCCGCCACCGGCACGAACACGCGCCAAAATATCGTCCACCTGCCCAGACGTAAACCGGGCCCTACGCTCATCCGTAGGCCTCGCCACAGGCTCCGGCTGCCCCTCACTATTAGCAGACCTGTAATGATCCAGCATGTCCAACACAGCCCACTCTGACCACTCAAACGGGCGCTGCCAACCATTCAGGTGGGCCGCCAACTGGCTAGACGTATCGGTACACAACACGCCAGCCAGCCGGACAGCCTCACCCCAACACATCACCGGGCCACCAACATCGTACACAGAGCAACCGAACCGGGTCCTCCAATCATATTCGATGGCCCCACGATAATCATCAATCAGGCCGTGGAGCCAAATTATTCCCCCAGGGAAGCCGCTTTCTGGTCGGGCTTGTATTCCATCCACTCACGGAAAATCTCGGCAACACGAACCATAGGAAGCCCCTCCAGGGCCTCCACTGCGTCAGCCGGGGCGGCCGCTTCTAGCATAGAAAACATCACCTCAACCTGGGCGAAATCCGCAGACTCCCCCGACTGGGCAATTTTAGCTGCACGGCGAAACACGCGGGCAGGAACAGCCTGAGCCGTCTCCTCCGCATCCGCCAACACCCAGCTACGGTCACCAATCTTTAACGTGTAACCTGTGTCACTCATCTATCAACAATCCCCTAAACTCGTGTATCAGTTATTAGACGGCGGATTCGGATCCGGCTGAGGCTTCGGAGAAGGCGGAACCGGAGGAGTATCAGCTTTTAAAGCCGTCATCCACCCCCGACCCGACACCGCATTACCAGTCTTATTAATCTGGGCAGGGTAAGCCTTCAACGTCACACCATACCCGTACACTTCGCCATTCTTACCCTTGATCTCGTCACGATCGATAAGCTCAACCTCGGGGAAATAGTAGCGAATAACCTGATCCCCATCAACAATATCCATCAGTAAAGCGTGCACGCCAGTGGTTGCGCCTGGTGAAATATCGAACGAACCCGAATCGGATCCGGCAGTAACCTTCGACTGCCAAAACAGCTCGATAACCTCCTTCTTAGACTCGATCAGCTGGAAAGAAATCTCGATAGAAGACTCGGTAGCAACCGTGCGAACAACATCCGCATTCTGCCAAGCCTTCAAATCATCCGTTTTACGCTCAGGCTTAATCTTAAACCCGTCATCCGACAAATACCCTAAAGCTGTAAGCCCGGAAGGAACCGCCTCCACACCCTTAATAGTATCACCCGCGTGCGCGTCACCAATATAAACGTCGCCAGTAACCGCTGAACGAACATTAGACGCTTTACGTGTTGCAGCCATCACAACCCCCATTAAATATCAAACAATTACATTAAAACAAAAACAAATACGTTTACTCAGATTCGACAGGCCTACATATCAGCTCGAACAGCGAATACACATCAAAACGTGCACCATCAACCAGCAAATCAGGACCCGTAGAACGCCTACAAAACACCACCGGATCACCATCAACCCCGTCAGTCAGAACAGCCTCAACACGACGCGCCAAAGACATAGCCCGATCAGGCGTATCAGAAAACACATTCACGCGCAAAAAAACACGCTCACGCACATGCAACTGCGGGCCACCATCCAACGCCAACCAAATCAGGTCACCCGTAAAATCATCAGGCACCGTCCCCACACAGGGTATATCAGACAGCCAGCCATCATCCTTGAGCACGCGTTTAGCCCACTTCCTGGGGTCATCGTAGACGATCACGACGCAGCCCCAATCGAACGAGCCAGCGTGCCATGCTTCGCCTCAATACGCTTCCCACCCTTATATGTGGTGCCTATACGAGCGACAGCCTCAACACGGTGAACCTGCACCTCCGACGACAAACCATTACGGTATTGGGCCTTATCGAAAGCGTTACCGCCCACATTCGCCGAGGCCGCACGCTTGACACGCTCGCCACGCTCAGCCAACATAGCCTGCACCCCAGAAGACTTCAACACCTCACGAATACCCGGCAAGTTCAGCTTCACATTCACATCCTGAGCCACTACCCATCAGCCCTTCTTACGCTTCACATTGATCTGCGTGCCCGCATCCCAGCCAGACATCGGATGATGCCACACCATAGGAGACCCGTCAGCCTCCCACACAACACCCCGAATACGCCACCGGCAACGATAACCGGCACCCTTGACAGGCTGCTTGAAAAGCATCGACCAATGCTCATAGTCAGAGTCACGCCCCGCGGCCTCATCCTCCTGCGAAACGGAAGCATAGATGGCCACGTTATGGAACACAGTCTCGACAGGATTAGACCAATCCTCCACCTTGTCGCCAAGATCATCGACACGAACAGTCGGCTGAAGCATCACAACCGTTTCACCGTAAGGAAAACTGGTCATATCATATCTCCCACAAAGGGCCAGCGTAGCCGTTAATATTCGACCCGCACGAACAGCCGCCACCCCACACCGTGGAACACACCTCAGAATGATTCACGCTACTCCTCATGGTCGGTGTAATAGTGAACGCTTTACCAGCCCCACCATCACCCTCACACAACTTCTTCAACGCAGCAATCTCAGAAGGCCACAACAAATTCGTGGGAGTATTCGACCGTGTAGTCTGAGCAAACGGGCCCGCAGACTCGTACTGCACCTGACCCGAAACCCCGGTATCATTCCAGCGCAACAGGGCCCTGCGCAGAATAGCCTTAGCGGCATCCTTATATTTGAAATCCGGTTTAGCGATACAGGGGGCGACACTGACAGCTACAGCCTCCACATCAGCGATCATCGCCTCAAGCTTCTCTCTAGGAATATCGGCGAAAGGCTCAATATCCTCAGGCTTCAAAATGATACCCATCAACACCACCCCCTGCACATAGTACACATTCGCTTATCTTGTATCAGTTACCAGCCGGAGGAGGAGTCGGTGCAGCCTTCTCCTTCACCACAGCAAACGAATCAAGCGACTCGATAGCCACATACAGCACAGCCTCGGCACGAACCATAACCTCATTATGGCCCTTCAAATCGCGACCAGTCTGATCCGGATCGCCATACTCGATAAGCTCGATCGGGAAGTTACGCTGGAACCCCCAATGAACACGCGAAAAATCACCAACAATAGCCTTAACACCAGAGGCAGGCGACATCTCCGGGGCGCCAGAAACAGTCGAAGAAGCACCAACATTAAGGCCACGCCAATTATCCAAACCAGCGAAACCGGCGGCAGGATACATCGGTTGACCGGCAAGCGGAGACCCCTTCGGATACACCTCAGTAGACAGGGCAAACGAGAACGCCGGATCCAAAGCAACACCGTTAGGAACCTGCAAACCGGCCCCAGCGATAAGGCCGACAGCCTTGATCAGATCAGCCGTAGCGGAATCGGTTGCATCAACAATATGCTTCGTCTTATCCAGCGAAGTATGCACAGCGGCAGCCGCTTTACCAGTGGCAGGATCAATACCATGGAAAGCAATCAGATCCACGGCGCGACCAATCGAAGCACCAAGAGCCGGGGAAATCAGATCCTGCAAAACACCCAGACGGTAATCAGCATCAGCCCACATAAACTCGTCGCTTACGCGCTGCTGAGTCACAACCTTGATAGGCTGCGCAGTAAACGAGGAAACATCAACCGAAGCGGAAGGCTTAACCTCACCCTCGCCAACAATCTTAGCGCGCGGAACACCACTAAAAACGGCGCCCTTAACAGGCCCGAAAATAGTCGGCTGCTCCGGCGAAAGCTTCGCCAAAACACCAGAATCGATAGCACGGTCACGAACCGCACCAATCATAGAACCAGGAAGCTCAAGCTTCCCCGCAGAAAGAAAATCGTCAGCCATCACAAATCATCTCCTAGAATTATTGACAAGAGCATCCACAAACGCGACACCCTCACGTCGTTTAACATCATCAACGGGGGCACTCCCCGCAAGACGGCGCACACCCGCGCCACCACCACTCTGGTCGATCAAACCCTTCAAAGCCTTAGCAGACTCCACCAGCGCTTCACGATCGCCACCGTGCAAGAAAGCGACAGCATCACCCGACAGGCCACACTCTGAAGCCACCTCGCGCTTCACACCCTCAAGAACAAACCCATTAATCCGGTCTTCAAGTTCCTCATTCTTGCGGCGAAGCTCATCAATCACAGACCCCGCATCACCATCCGAGGCGCGAAGCTTCTCCAACTCGGCGAAATTACTTTTAGCACGAGACTCCCACTTACGGGCCTCAGCCTTCCAATCCGTGCCAGAAGAAGACTCCTCCTTCACGGAAACATCACCGACATGATCATCGCCGGCAGCCTGCCCATCCTTCACAACATCAACAATGTCTCCACCCTTTCCGGGCTCAACAGCATCATTGTCAACACTCTGTTCTTCAACTTTTTGATCGGCCATAGCCTAACCCTATACTCCTTGCGGAAAACAACACAACATTGTTGACCCCCGTGCGGGAGACAACCCTGTGCACCGATAACCGGCGGCACACAACCGGAAACCATCATCTCATGTCGCCAACAGTACGCATAGCCTTCAAAATATTGCCAGGCGACTGCTGCAACCCATGATCATCAACCCACTCACGGGCCTTCTCATACGTCCTCTGATATGCGGCATCAGCCCTATTTGGTTCCCAACGCCCAACAACCTCAACCACCGTACAACCACAATGATCATGATACTTCGAACCAAACGGACGCTTACCACCACGCTTATGACGCCGAGTATGACCCGTAGTAAGCGCCCGCTCTTTGGTCGTATAATCCGACCTCGTAGCCAACATGGCACAAAACGCGCACGGATCACCATCAGTAACCCTGCGCCACGACCTACCCTGCGCACCCGCCGACCACTCAACCGTGTCACGGCCAGCATTCATGACAGCCCGATCAAAACCCGCCGCCATAGCATCAATAGTATCATTCGCCCTATCCGGGTCACTCTTAAGAATCTTCATAGTCGAAAACGACCTAGCCAAAGCCGCCGCAGCATCAAACTCGTCATACACGATCAAACCCGGATCCACGCCATTCAACCGGCGAAAATCCGACACAAACCTGGCAGCCAACGATGCCGAACCATCATGGCCGGCACGCTCCAACTCCACACACAAACGCACATACTGCGCATCTGTCATCTTCCCGGCACGCCACAAACGACCAAGCTCAGAATAATAGCCCGCATACTTCCCGGCAAAACGAATCGCCTGCCGCTGATACTCAGTCGCAGCAAGCCTCGACATAGCACCCGAAGCCATCGCCTATCAAACCTCGTTAGTCTGACGAGAAATAGCCCCAGCCAGCGCCGCCAACGGATCCGAAGACTCGGCACGATGCCGCATCACAGCCTCAACCTGCACATCATCAAGCCCCAACATCTCCAACACAGTACGAGAATCAGCAGGCAAAATACCGGCACCAACAAGCTTCGTCACAGCATCAGCCGTAGCCGCCCGGGTAGGCGTCGAAGCATCACGCCAACGCAAACCAACATCACCAAAAAAATCGGCCTCATCAACACGAGAATCCAACGCCTTGGCAGCCAAAAAACCAACCGACAGCCAGCCCTGACCAAACGACGTTTGACGCCGCTCAGCACGCTTCACAAGCCGAGATTCCTCGGCAGCCAAAGCCTCCCCACTAGGTGGGTTAGACGTGATAAACCCGAAATAGCGTTCCGGAACAGCCGCCTCGCCCGCAGTCAACTGCGCCAACAGCCTCATCTGATCCGAATACGGTGTAGGCGAATTGACAGGAAACGACCCCACATTCGGAGTGTCACCATCATCATCCTTATCCACAGCCCACACAGAAGCCATCGACAGGACCCAGCCAGGCTGCGAAAACTCATCCGCGCTCACGCCAGTCACCCAACGCTGAGGATACGCATAAAAATCACGATTCACAGACTGCCCCAACAGTGTGCGCACAGCCTCATCCGTGTAAGCCCTAATCGACCGAGTGATCTCCGAACGGCCATCAATCCTAGAAGTACGGCGACGATTCACAACAGGCACCAACGGAACCGCACCAAGCACATTCACGATACGGCCCGTCTCAACCCACTCACGAGACCCACGCCGCTCCACCTGAACAATCACATCAGGCAACAACAACTCAGCCTCAACAACCTCAGGATCACACGTCTGCTGCACCACAAGGCCAGCATCCAAACGAGACCCATCAGCAGAAAACCGGCCAGTACAATTCTTCGGCGACTGCGGACGAACCAACACCGACCCATCCCCCTGGGGAATGATCGCCACAAACGACAACCCAAAAATCAGTGCATCAAGGTGAACGTCACACGACGCCGTAGCAAGCCGATTCGCAGCATACACACCATCCAGGCCGTAGCCGTCACCATTAGTCCAGCCAAGCCAATCCAGACGCTCCTCCAAAGCATCCACAGCAATACCAGGCCACGACACCACCGTCTGCACACGCTGCAACTCCGGCGGAATAGCCACCCCCAAATCACGCACCCGATTAGAGCCCTCATAGTAGCCCTCAATACGGCAATGCCACGAAGACAACCTTTGGATACGATCAAACATGCCCTCAATCAGAGCCAACTCATCCGAGTTCATACCACAGACACCCGCTTCCTACCACTACGCTCCCGATGGCCACGACGAACACGTTTAGCCCCCAAAAACGCCAAAGACACAGCCTCCAAAGGAACCTCAGAACCATCCTTAAACGAGGAACCCCAACCCCACGCAGACCCCTTACGCTTCTGCAC